TGATGATGAATTCTATGATGAATAAAAGTTATACCGAAATGTTAAGATACAACACATTCAAAGATAGATTTGAATATTTAAAGTTAGATGGAATAGTTGGTGACTTAACTTTTAATGGTCATAGACGATTAAACCAAATGCTATACAAATGTGATGTTGACTGGAAATACATAAGAAGAGAAGTTATAATAAGAGATTGCGGTAGAGATCTTGGAATAGAGGGAAGAGAGATTGATGGAAAGATACTAGTACATCATATCAACCCGATAACAGTTGAAGATATATTAAATCGATCTTATAAAGTATTCGATATGGATAACTTAATTACAGTATCTCATAAAACACATAATGCATTACATTATGGAGATGAAAGATTGATATTTGAACTGGAACCAATAGAGAGAAGAAAAGATGACACATGTTTATGGAGGTAGACGTTATGATTAAAAATAACAACGACAAACCCAAGAAAGACAGATCCAACTTAACGGACGAAATAAAAGAACTTCAGCTTGGCGAAGAGGAGACCAAGTCAGTTGCCGACAAAGAGGTAACCGATAATGTTAAAAAAGAAAATGAAAAAGAAGTTAGAGTGGCAAAGCCGGTAGCTGAGGAAAAGAAAAGATCAGTTAAGACTACCGTGAAGGTGCTCTCTAATTTTAGAGAAGGACCTAGCATGTCCTCTAATATTTTGGCAACCATAAATCCTAAAGATAAGATCGAGGTTATAGGAGAAGATAATACCGGAGAATTCTGCAAAGTTAAGTATGACGGAAAGACCGGCTACATAAAGAAAGATCTCTGCATACTCGATAAGTAAGTGAGGTGTTTTATATGGCAGATAGTATATTGACTTCAACAAAAAGTAAACTTGGTATAACAGATCCTGAAGTTACAGCGTTTGATAACGATATAATACCTCTTATCAATATGGCTTTTAGTACACTTACTCAGCTTGGAGTCGGACCAGATGAAGGATTCTTTATAGAAGACGATACAGCTACTTGGGAAGATTTTATAGGTAATGATCGCCATATAAAAGTAATTGAGGAATATGTATACCTTGTTACAAAAGTTATATTTGACCCGTCAACTATGACTGCAGCCGCAATAGAGATTTTTAAGGAACAGGCAAAACAAATAGAATGCCGATTACAATATGACTTTGATGTAGTTAGACAAACTACTTAATTTTTTTTAAGGGAGGTATCGAGATGTTATCAAATACGGCGACTCCGAAATACTATGGAGAATTTCGAGCTGCTGTATTAAGAGGTGAAATTCCAGTTAACGAAAAGGTATCTTTAGAAATGAACCGTATTGATGACCTTATTCGAAATCCTGGAGTATATTACGATGACGAAGCAGTAGAAGGATGGATAGCCTTTTGTGAGAATGAATTAACTCTTACAAATGGAGACGACCTTACACTACTTGATTCATTTAAGCTCTGGGGGGAGCAGGTCTATGGGTGGTATTATTTTGTTGAAAAAAGTGTATACTGCCCTAATAAAAACGGTCATGGTGGACATTATGTAAAAAAGACAGTCAAAAAAAGGCTAGTAAATAAACAATATCTAATAGTAGCAAGAGGTGCTGCCAAAACTGTATACGGTGAATGTCACCAAGCATATGGTTTGACGGTAGATACAACGACAACACATCAAGTAACAACAGCTCCAACCATGAAGCAGGCTGAGGAAATACTTTCACCTTTTAGAACAGCTATTGCTCGTGCAAGAGGTCCTTTATTTATGTTCTTAACTGAAGGATCTATGCAAAATACAACAGGTTCAAAAGCTAATCGTCAAAAATTAGCTTCTACAAAGAAAGGAATAGAGAATCTATTAACTAATTCATTACTCGAAGTTAGACCAATGAGTATTGCGAAGCTCCAAGGTTTACAGAATAAGTATACAACAGTTGACGAATGGTTATCTGGAGATATACGAGAAGATGTTATAGGTGCTCTTGAACAGGGTGCTTCTAAAGTTGATGATTACTTGATTATTGCTATGAGTTCTGAGGGTACTGTAAGAAATGGCCCTGGTGATACTATTAAGATGGAGTTGGATGATATTTTAAATGGAAATTATATCAATCCACACGTATCAATTTGGTGGTATCGTCTTGATGATGTTAAGGAAGTTTCAGATCCTTCTATGTGGATCAAAGCAAATCCTAACATTGGTTATACAGTAGACTGGGAAGTCTATCAGCAAGAAGTTGAAAGAGCAGAAAATGCTCCAGCTACTAGAAATGATATTTTAGCTAAAAGATTTGGAATACCTACAGAAGGCTTTACATATTTCTTTACATATGAAGAAACATTACCTCATAGAAAAAGAGATTATTGGCAAATGCCTTGTGCATTAGGTGCAGATTTGTCACAGGGTGATGACTTCTGTGCCTTTACATTTTTGTTCCCGCTTCCAAATGAAAAATTTGGTGTAAAAACAAGATCTTATATTACATCTAGAACCTTGATGAACCTTACAGGAGCTATGAGACGTAAATACGACGAATTCATAGATGAAGGAAGTCTTATAGTTATGGAAGGTACAGTTCTTGATATGATGGATGTATATGAAGACCTTGATCAAATGATAATAGACTGTCAATATAATGTTTTATGCTTTGGATACGATCCATATAATGCAAAAGAATTTGTACAAAGATGGTGTACAGAGAATTCTGATTATGGCGTAGAAAAAGTAATACAGGGTTCCAGAACTGAATCAGTTCCATTAGGCGAATTAAAGAAAATGGCAGAAGATAGATTACTTCTGTTTGATGAAAGTCTTATGATGTTCGCAATGGGTAACTGTATAGTTATGGAAGATACAAATGGTAACAGAAAGCTGTATAAGCGTAGATTGGAACAAAAGATAGATAATGTTGCAGCTATGATGGATGCTTACGTTGCTTATAAATTAAATAAAGAATCGTTTGAATAGGAGGATAAAAAAATGAACATATATAATCCTTACTATGTCTTAGAACCGTATGATCTTCAACATCATGGCATATTAGGTCAAAAATGGGGTATTAGAAGATTTCAAAACAAAGATGGCTCACTTACACAAGCAGGTAAAGCCAGGTACGATACAGAGACAGAAGAGGAACATAAAGCTAGAAAAGACAAAGCTTTGAAATCCGGAAATGCTTCTGACGTTATGGAGTTTAAAAAAGAACTTACCGATCAAGAATTAAGAAATGTTTTAAATAGGATTAATATGGAACATCAATTAAGTAAATATGCTTTTGAAGAATCTAAAGCTAATAAAGTATCAACAAAATTTGATAAAGCTATAGGAGACATAGAACATGCAGCAGCTCAAGTTAAAAAAATAACAACATGGACTGTTGCAGGAGTAGTCACATACAATACTATTGCTAAACATTATAATAAAACGCCTTCAGGAATAGCAAAACCATGGCCTGTAATAAATAAAGAAACTATTACGGAAAAAGTGGCGAAAATGCAGGGTAAAGGTAAATAAGGAGGATAAAAAATGAATGTATATAATCCTTACTATGTCTTAGAATCACATGATATTCAACATCATGGAGTATTAGGTCAAAAATGGGGTGTTAGAAGATACCAAAACAAAGATGGTTCTTTGACTTCTGCCGGAATAAAAAGATACGGCATAGACACAAAAAGAGATAAAAAAGCAAATAAGATAGAAAAAAAGCTTAATAAAAAAATAGAAAAGTCTGAAAAATACGATGAAAAAATGTATGAAACCCGGAGACATATTAGAGATAATATGGAAAAAAGATTCAATAAAAAAATAGAAAAAAATGAACTAAAAGGAAAAACAGAAGCAGTAAAAAATTTAAAAATAAAAAAAAACATTGTCTTAAAAGACTATGATCTTGGAACAAAATCAGTAGAAAAAGCATTTAATAAGTATAATCAGATACTTAAAGATTATAGAGATGCACAGATTGATTTTCTTTATAACGGTCCAAATGAAGCATATTACCGTGCAGTAAAAGATTGTATAAATCAAAACACTGCCGATCATATCAATTCAGGTGGATCATTATTCCCTGGAACTGGATCTAAGATAACAAAAGCGCAATATGCATCAAAATATGCTGCTGAAGCTATAGAGAAATTAAATCGAAAAAAAAAATAAATAAATAAGGAGGTCCAATAATGGCATCATTAAGTGATAGAATTAAGAATTCTTGGAATGCTTTCATGGGAAGAGATCCAACGGATTCACAAATTATCAACAAATATGTTACATATGGACCAGGTTATTCAACTCGTCCTGATCGGTTTCGTTTAAGTAGAGGAAACGACCGCTCAATAGTAACATCAATCTATAATCAGATAGCTGTTGATGTATCATCAGTAACTATAAATCACGTCAAGTTAGACGAAAACGGCAAGTATCTTAAAACACTTGATACTCCACTCAATACAGCATTGTCAAGAACAGCAAACCTGGATCAAACAGGTAGAATGCTTATAAAAGATGTTGTTATGTCTATGTTTGATGAAGGATGCGTTGCAATTGTACCAACAGTAACAAATACAAGTCCAAGAGCAACAGATGGATACAAAATTTATGAACTTAGAACTGGAAAAATAGTAGAATGGTATACCGATCGTGTTAAAGTTGAGTTATGGAATGACTTAAAAGGCAGAAAAGATCAACTTATATTTGAGAAGTCCATGGTAGCCATAATTGAGAATCCATTCTATTCAATAATGAATGAGCCTAACTCTACTTTAAAAAGGCTTATTAGAGTATTAAATCAGCTTGACAGAACAAACGAGTCAAACTCAGCTGGTAAGTTAGATTTAATTATACAACTTCCGTATTCTGTAAAGAATCCAATTAAGAAAGAGCAAGCCGAACAACGTCGTCAAGACATTGTAGATCAGCTTACTGGTTCTCAGTATGGAATTGCTTATGCAGATGCAACGGAACACATTACGCAGCTTAACAGAGCTGTAGAAAATAACTTATGGGCACAGGCAAAAGACCTGACAGCTGAATTATATAGCCAATTAGGATTTGCACAATCAATATTTGATGGCACTGCTGACGAAAAGACTATGCTAAACTACTATAACAGAACAATAGACCCGATATTAGTTGCAATAGTAGAAGAGTGTGAAAGAAAATGGTTGTCGCAAACAGCAATTACACAAAGACAGGCTATACGATATTTCAGAGATCCATTTAAATTGGTACCTGTTCAGAATCTTGCTGAAATTGCTGATAAGTTTACAAGAAACGAAATTATGTCATCTAATGAGATACGTTCTATTATTGGAATGAAACCCTCTAATGATCCTAAGGCTGATGAACTTATTAATAGTAATCTTAATCATCCTGAAGAAGAGGTCGATAAGAAAATAGATGACAAAAATCAAAATGACCAAGAAGGAGGCACAGAAAATGGGTAAAACCTATGATTTTAGTGGCTGGGCTACCAAAAATGATCTGTTATGTACTGACGGACGTATAATCCGTAAAGACGCATTCAAGGTCAATAATGGGACTAAAGTTCCCTTGGTATGGAATCACCAGCATAATTCTGTTAAAGATGTTCTCGGACATGCTATTCTCGAAAACCGTAATGAAGGTGTATATGCATACTGTTCATTTAATGATTCAGATGCAGGCGAAGAAGCAAAAAAAGTTGTAAAACATGGTGATGTTGTTTCTTTGTCTATATGGGCCAATGCATTAGAGCAGCAGGGTTCTGATGTACTTCATGGTGTAATTAGAGAAGTTAGCTTAGTACTTGCAGGAGCAAATCCTGGAGCTTTCATAGAGTCTGTATTGACTCATGGAGAGCCTATGGATGACTATGATGAAGAAGGTATCTTCTATACCGGAGAAGGTATCTATCTTGAGCATTCGATCGATGATGTATCTGGTTCTAATTTAGCACATTCGGACGATAAAAAGGATACCGACGACGATGAAAAAGATGACAAGAAAGAAAAAAGTTCTGGAGATAAAACCGTTGGAGAGATATTAGGAACTTTAAATGAGGATCAGAGGAAAGCTATGGCTATAGTTGTAGCTCAGGTTATCGAAGATTCTAAAAACAACACTTCAGAAGAAGATGATGAAGACGAGGAGGAAGATGAAATGAAGCATAATATTTTTGAAGGCAGCGCAGCTGGACAGGCTAATGTAATTTCTCATTCAGATATGGAAGCACTTCTTGCAGATGGTAAGAGATGCGGATCACTGAGAGAAGCTGTCAAAGAGGCAATGCAGGAAGGTGGTATTCTTGCACACTCAATTGATACAACTGGTATGGAGACTGCTACCGGAACACAGACATATGGATTTAATGATCCTTCTATGCTGTTCCCTGAGTATCGTGATGTTAATGGCGGAGCGCCCGAATGGATCTCAAGAAATATGGATTGGGTCCAGGTTGTTATGGGCGGTGTTGGTCATACTGCATTCTCACGTATTAAGTCTACATTTGCAGACATCACAGAAGATGAAGCCAGGGCTAAGGGTTATATTAAGGGACACGAGAAGAAAGATGAAGTATTT